ATTACTTGGGCTCCCGATGCTGCTGTTAAACTAGCTCCTGATACGATGATATTATTAGTCCCCGATAATATTACCGGTTGGCCTGCTGTTATCTGCTCTCCACCCGCATATAGATCAAAGATTCCTTCTGTATATACTGCTAATGTGGTAGATCCATCACTACCCACTTTCTCTGCAGCAGCTATTCCTGCGAAGTTATTAAACCTTGCATCTGCGGCAGCAGCTGTTCTAGGATCAGAGAATTTTAGAAGTGTTCCTTTCTCAATAGTAGTACCTTCTGCGACGGTATATTGATAAGGAGCCCCACCATTAGGGCCTAAGTCAACAATCACAGCTTCATTTGCCATAGCCCCTAGTGGATTTCCTTACTTAAATAATTTGCTATAATTTGCCTTCTTGCTTCAATTGGTAGATTTTCACAATTATCCCAGCTATCCCTAATAAATTTAATCCAATTAATAACCAAGCCTCTAAGGAAATCATAGACATTCGTGACCGTCTTTATCAGCTTTTGCATCTTCTCTGTAACCAATTAAAGCGGTTTGGATGTTTGTTTTATATACAAGCCTCTTTATTGCATTTGGATCTAATTTTGGAAGTTTCTTAGCGCCTAGCACTTTTCTTAAGACACTTAGATATTTTTGTTTAGACTTCCATTGTTTAGGCAGCTCTCCTGTTTCCACAGTAGCCATCACATTTTGCAATTGATCTTCCGGGAAAACTACTTCCCACAATTGTATAGGCCTCATGGCTAATTGAACAGCCATCTTTTGGCCATTCCATTCATAAGGAAAATATTGAGCCTGCATATCATTCACAAATCTATCAACTTCATGCTTAATACCCCTTGTTATCATATACAGATGCATTCTTTTTATCAAACAACGGATTAACTTCGCCTTTCATAGTTGCTTTTGCATATTCAATAGGATCCATTTGCTTTATCTCTTCTTTCATTCTCCCAGCAAATGATCTTCCAGCAAGAGCTTGTTCAGAAAGCAGTTTCTCTTGCTTCTCTAGTAGTTTAGCAGTTTGCTCATTAGCTTTTTCAATTCGTGCTGCTGTTGACTTAGCTTCATCAAGGAGAGCTGTGCTTGCCTTTTCTTCTTGATTGCTTTCCTTTGGTGTTTCCTCTGCTTCCCTCTTAGGCGATTCTTGTACTTCTTGTGTTTCTTTTTCTTCATCCATTTGTTTTCACACCCCCTTTCATTTCTTTTGAAAAGGAGACGGCAGCATAAAACCACCTATCCCTGCAATTGCTGCAACGATAATAGTGTACATCGTGCCATTGTGTCCTGTCAACAAAGCCGCGACTTCCAATCCAGCTAAGCATACTATTGCAATGCACGCAACGAATGGCGATTTTTGCTGCTTTGGTTTTATTTCTGTTTTTTTTTGTGTCATTATGTATATTTCACCCTTAGCCCTAAAAAATAAAACTGATCGTCTGATCTTTTATTTTCCAATTCTATTCCCACATAATCTAGTGCTGTTACTGTTGTTAATATGCTAGATATATCCACTTCTTCCATATTGTCTGTTTGAAGATCTGGAGTGAATGTATCGCTATTTGTATCTGCTTGGTAATCATCCCCTTCTTTTGCAATTGCAGCACTAACCAATATATTCCAATCATTATGTCCTGTTTGGGCAACAATCACTAAATAGGCTGCTGTTAGGCTTGTAAAATCTGAAGGCATCATAAAGCTAACAGAGGCCGATTGTGTTCCCCCCCCTGCTTGATCGTCAACACGGGCTACCGGATAAGCTTGAATTGTTGTATCATCCCCTTGAACATATGGCACAAAAAACTCTTTGGTTGGTGGAGTATCTGTGTCTGAATCATCATCCGGGATAGATCTATCTCCTTGTTTTTTAAACACTTGTGCGTCGTTTGGACTAGGTTTAAAGATGCTCTGACTTGTTGCTATTTTAGGCATGCTTAGACCCATTTTATTCGTGTTTTGTTGGATTAACATTCATTGCTTTGTTAATCTGACCGTCCTTTTTATTATCTTCTAATAAACTTGGTTCTATGCTAGCTGGGAACTCAAAGTTAATATCTAGGTTCATCTGGGCTTTTAGCTGATCTTCCAGAAATAGTTGATTATATCTAACCATCTGCTCAAATGCCAGATAGACAATCTTTGCAGATGCTTCTGTATCTTCCTCACTGCTTGATCCTAAAATGACCTGCGGGATTCCTTCTGCTCTTATAAATTCCTTCTCTAAATATCTAACCCATGGCAGTGGATCAAGAGTTGAATATTGCGGAATGCTAACTCTATCCACATTTGCTGTCCCTTTGGGAATAATTAGATTCTCCCCTTTCTCCACTGCTTTGTCCAATTGAGTTTTAAAGCTTGCTATTTCAGTTGCATCATCTGTATCTACCTCTGTTATTAATAATGGTTTAACATATCTGTGGAATATCACCCTCATATCTCTCTTTATCTCCTGCATCATCTGGATTGTCAATTCCAGCTTTTCAATTGTGCTAATTCCATGGATTTCATCAGCTATCCTATTCCAAGCTAAATGCAGAATATCATCCTTATCAAATCTAGTTATTGTTTTTTCCTTTTGGTGTGGCAGATTAGCTGTCTGAATATATTCCTTAATCATCCCCTGTGGATTAACAACAATCTTAATGCTATCCGGAGCCAGCGGTTTTAGGTTGATTAATCTGCCCTTTTTATCCCTAATAATCTCTGCAAAAGCATCCCCAGCTATTGTATATGTCCTGACTAGGTTTGCCATTATTGAGTTGAATGTGTCCTTGCCATATCCCTTAATCCTTCTAATCCTATTCTTAGTTTCTGCCGAGCCTTTCAGCTTGAATCCTTTCCCTACCACCCATTGAGCCTTTTTATCAATAATGGCTGCTAATTCTGGAATCTTTCTATAATATCCATGCCATTTAGTCCAATCATTGTTTTGCCAAGTATAGTCTGTCTGGCCACTAGCTCCATCTGTGCTTTTATTATTAATCTGCCAGACATTAGTATAGGTTGTGGTGTCCCCATATTGGGCTGTGTCCTCATAATCCAGGGCATATTGTCCTGTGTAGTCTGTTGATCCTATTGCGCTTTTCATTTTTTTTTAAAAAATTTTAAAATTTAAAATTTCTCTTTTCCACGCTCACTCTCGTGAGCTCTATTTCATAAGACCTTTACAAGGCCTTTTAGGGGTACAAAATCGCTCTACCCTTTTGATTTTTTCACTAGGCCTATCACAAACCTACGCTCCCCTCATGAACTTCTCACTGCCCATCTCTTTGAGTGCTTTAAGGTTTTGATTAGCTCTATAAGCAAGTACATTAATCCGATCTTCTCTTTCTATTCTAAATGCTGTTGTTGCTCCACTCATGTTATATGTTATTGCATGTATTGCAACTAGGTTAGCTGCTGTATCATAAAGAATGAACTTAACATCATCATTAAGGCTGGCATACACATCACTCCAATTATATCCTGTTGCTACATTGATAAAGCTCTCTGCTCCACTTATCCACTCTGTCCATCCAGCCTCTGGAATGGTTTGATCTATATTTGATCCAGCTTTTCTCACTGCTGCTCCCGATACTATAAAGTTTCCCATGTTCTCTCAAAAAATTCCAAGCTATTCCACTATTTAAACTTTACTATTACCTCTACAGTTACACACCTTGATACTGACGCGGCGCAGCCGCGGCGAGCGAAGCGAGCCGCGGATTCATCCCCATCCCCAGCTTATGCTGGGGGAAACATTTAAAATTGACATTTATGTCGTCCCTGTTTCGTAAATGTCTTTTTAAATGTTTCGGCTAGTACAAATTCCAAATATGCAAAAACCCGAAAGGGTTTTTGCTAAACTTAATCCACTTACCCAAAAGTACTCCCGTACTTTTGCTAGACTTTTAGACGCTGGGTTTCCGGGCGACCGTAGGGAGCCCGGACATCAATTGCGTCCCGGCGACGAAGGAGCCGGGCAAAGATTTAAAATGAGCAGCGACGGTGGAGCTGCGATTTTTAAATCTTTGAGGTAGATAAAATTAAGAAATAATTGCTATTGTGGAGTGGTAAAAGTCAAATGAGTTATTCGGTATACCGGATAACTCTATTATTAACCAAGTTTGTTATCACTATTTAATGCGTAGAATCCTATAAATACCCCCGTGCTTTTCCTAAATTAATGGATAAAAAGCTAAAGAAAGCAAAGTCCATATAATAGTAAACAGCATTTAACAAATCATTGTTTGTCTGTCCCATGTAATGTCCTAATGGTTTATGACTTGTACCAAAACAAGCAGGGTAAGGGCAGCTGTTATAATATTCTATTAGCTAGTAATCTTGCTTACCCTAAGTATTTTGTACTTATAATCTAGTACTTGTACATACTCTCATGTCAGACACAACGGCGATAGCAAAAAAAATTAGCTATAAAACTTTTTCAATTCATCAGCAACGGATGGATATATTCTTCTATAAACTTCCAATATCTCCATCTCTCTTAATATCTCCATCCACGCTTCAATCTCATTCTGCTCCATCATTTTCATCACCCCCTTTATATACTGCATCTAAAAACCTCTGTCTATCAAATCTAGGGTTTTCATTTTCTAGGAAGTTGGCAAAACTATCTACCATCAACACAAAACCTTCCCTTCTGCTAAGTATCTTAGCAATAGCTCTAAAATCTTTTCTTGTCATCATTGTTTCTTACCTCAAATTTTGTTTAGCGTGAGAACGAAGTTCTCGTTTAATAGAACTTCGTTCCGCGAATTAAGGCTTTAAAGCAACGGAAACGCCTAAAAGTAGGCGACAGATTTTTAGTTTTGACCGTCTAAAGAAAATCCCCTAATGCGGGGATTTTCCCACTGGAAAAACATAAATATCTTTCGCCGAGATCAAGCTAGAAATAATCTCAATCCTTTATTCTTCACACACCAACAGGCCCTGACAAATGCCTCACAGAGGTGATTGCCCTTGCCTTTTAATAACAATCTCCCTGTGCTAGAATATTCAAATGTGATGCTTTTTAAACTATTTATCACATTTCCTTCTTTCTTAAACCTAATTTTATTACTCTCCATTAAAATTAAGGCATTAGAATATAAATCTTCCTTCAAAATAGACCGCTTCTTCTCTGAAGGATCATCATTAATCTCAATTGATCTCATGGAATTATCCAATCCGACCACTTTTTTGCCCATCTTCTCCCGGAGAACATCATAAATAGCTCCGCCTAAGCCCCCAGAATCAACAAATATTCTAATAAATTTCCATTTTTTATCCAATTCTTGAATTCTGCCTATGCTCTCTGTTGCTCCCACTCTTTCGGTTGTTTTACTCCAGACACCTTTTAAAAAATTATGGCGATCCATTTCTACAACATAAAAAGCATTTTGATCTCCCCCATACCTAGCAAAATCAACTCCTAAATAATATTTCTTATTCAGAGGATCATAATCCTTATTAAACTCCCAAAGAAGTGTACCACACTTCTCTAGCTCTTTTGTAGGAAAAAATTGATCGTATTCTTCAACAAATTCACCCAAATACTCCTGTGCATACTGAATTTTAGTCAGTTTATATCTTTGTTTTCTTAAAAAATCTTTATGAATCCTCTTACACTCCTCACTTGTCACATGAATATGCAAATAATTCTTATCTTGAAAAGCATCATAGAAATAACCATGCTTGCCGGCCGGTGTTCCTAATAATATCATCCAGCCTGTTTTTCTTAATTTCTTGCTAGTGGCCATCATTGGAACAATAGCTACCCAGACTTCATCCGGAATAAATGCAGCCTCATCAGCAATTAAAAAATCAACAGTGAATCCCCTAATAAATGCCCCTGTTCTTCCTGTTGGATGGCAGAAGATCTGGCTATTATTCTTCAGCTCTATCCTTGTCTGAGTGGGCTCAGAATGGTAAATAGAAGCCTTCTGACGCCTTTTTTTAAAGTCAGTTAGGTTCTCCCCTGTCTTTCTTGAAACAAATTTAACAGCATCAGCATTATCTTGATCAAACATGCCCCTTATTTTCTCAAATAATAAAGAACTCTGCCTTTGACTTGCAGCAACTACTAAGGTAGTTGTTCCCGGATATTCAATTGCTAAATCTCTGGCTTTTCTAGCAACAACCGTTGATTTCCCTGTCTGCCTTCCACATCTAAGAGCGATATTCCCTTTATGTTTTATTACCCTCTTCTGCCAGCGATCCATTGGCAGAAGTCTTAGATCTGTCACTAATTTTTCCTTTGCCATTTAATCTCTGTTGTTGTTTATAGAATTTAATATAACAATATCTGCATCTCTTTGTAGAACTCCTTCTTAGAGGTTTACCACAATCAATGCATCTATTTAGCCTGTGGCTCTTCCTCATCATATTTTTCTAGCATTTTAATTGCTTTATTGTAGAGAAGATCTCCAGAAACTTTAAGCATAGCTGATTCTTTCAGCTGATTCTCTGCTGATTTCTTGGCCATCTCCCAATCTTTTCTATCTAAAATTTCTTTCATTTTACAATTATTTCATCACCATGTACTTCAATAACACCGGCTTGCTCATAGATCTGAAGCAATTCAAGGCCTGTCCTTAGAGTGCTAAAACATTGCAATGCAAACAGAGGCAGAAGCCTCTGTTTTGATAAAACTAAGTCTTGCTTTTTTGCCTCATTAAATGCATTCTGAAACCATTCCTGTTTAGTTCTCCTCGTCTTGTCCGTTCCCATCGTTACCGTCCCAGACATATCTGTAAAATATTTGTGCTAATTCCAACACATCTTCTATCTTACAATCGTCCACTTTCTCATGGAATTTAATTGCATTGCTTACACAATTCATTCTACAGATTCTTCTTTGATTATTCTCCGGAGTACCAGATCTTGTAGGATTCATTTTTTGTACTACAATATCTTGTGGTATATCGGATTTCCTTATGTCTTTCATATTGAAAAACTTTCCATTCTGCTCTCCCATTATTTCAACAAAATCTCCAACTTTAACTTTAGCTGCTAGGCTATTGTCAAAGCTAGAATATTGCTTCCCATCAACATGAAAAACAAATCTTTCATAAGGCCGTCCGGTTTTTCCAACACCTTCAGATTTTTCAATTTTCTCAAGTGTTCCTTGTATCATTTTTTCCAAACCCCCTTTCAAGTTCTTTATTTATTTTATCTAGTTTATCCACATCTAGATCAAGAATCTTAATCTCCCATTGATAATCACCCTTAGCATTCTTAGTCAGTTTAATATGCTCTTTCTGAAATAGGCCTAGTTTTTCTTCAAAATCCTGTGTTATTTGTGTTGTCATTTTATAGGTAGGGGGGGAAATGGTATGAAAAGAGTAGGTAATAAACGAGTAGTAGCCCCTCAATATATACAGACACACCACTATATAAACATGTGTGACCACGCATCAGTTATATCGTTATGTCTTTCCAATCATCACCTATATTTATTTTTAAACTATTAACTGTTGCCCATGAATCTCCTATGTTAATCTTTATAGCTTCTAAATCATGCCAATCATCATCAATCTGTATAGCACTATTATCTTCATATGAAGTCCACTGTATATTTAACCAACATGCCTGTGCTCCCTCATAGCCAGGCACAGGGGAGTAATCATAATTATAAAATCTTACAGAATTATAATTTTGGTTAGTCACTTCTCCAAATACTATAAAAGCCATTGCATTTCCACTACTCCATCCACCCTTATCTACTATCTCTTGACATATATCTGTAACATCCAGCGTCTCTTGTAATCTATAAATTGTACTTGCTTTTTCTGTCATGTTGTATACTGTGAATGCTGTTGTGTGTGTAGCATCCATAGGCCTATTAGTTGAACTATCCCAGGTGTCTGCATCATCTTCATAAACTCCAAAAATTGTTATGTCACAATCAGTAGTATCTATTTTCCCACCTGTTGCTGTTATTGCTGGCTCTAACCATGCTTGAATAATATTTGCACATTGAGGTATTGGAATATTTACAAATCTATATCCTGCTGGGTCTGCTCTACCTGCAGAAGTAGAGCTTCCTAGTACATAAAAGTCATCATCTTCATCATATACTTGGCCGTGGTTTGTTAAATCTGCTGCATCATCACTTGATGAATTTACTGCGTAATATCCGCCTGCCATTTTAAGATGTGTATTTGATATATATTGTTCCCCTTGGAAAATTAGATGCTGTTGGTGGAGTATCATCAGTGCCATGCAAAACCATAGGAACATAGGCCGTATCATTTGTATTATTATCTCCCGTAGTATAAATATTTGCTCCTGTTAATGTTCCTGCCACATTTGCTGTTGCGAATGTTGCATAAGATCCCGACAATGAAGCTCCAGATATAAATCCTGTTGCTCCTATATTAGTTTGTAATAATGTGGCTCCGTGAGGATCTGTGTCATCTGTTGAGTGGGTGTGATATGATCCAGATAAAGCAAAACTCATTCCCGATAAAGCTGTTAATTTTGTAGAGGTAATATCATGAGCTCCAGATAGTGCCCATGCCATCCCAGATAGTGCTCCAACCTCTGCATTAGTATCCCAATATGATCCACTTAATGCAAAACTCATTCCAGATAAAGCTGTGACTTTTGTATCTAATATATAATGTGTCCCACTTAGTGCGTGATGACTTCCTGATAACTCGGGGAATGCCAATATCTCTGTTCCTATATGCATTGTTGCTCCCGACACATCTCCATTAGATACTATGGTTTCTCCAGATATTGTGGCTCCAGACATGCTAGATAATATCAGCACCCCTGTGTCTACTACCTGATTTGCATCTACCATGCCTACAAAGGCATCATTCAAGGGGAGTATTTTATCTGTTATTCTTACTGCCATTATGAGGTCCTCAACTGAAAGTTTCCTGGTCCTAAGATGTTATTAGAAACCCAAACATCATAGTTTTCTGTGTATCCATTTACATTAGTGATTGAAACAGTTTCTGGGCTTCCTTCATTTAATGATAAAGCAAACCCTGTGCTATTATCAAACCAGTTACTTGGATCACTTAGTCTTGAAGGGTATGCAAACACAAAATACTCACTTGCTCCCAGAGTTACTGTGTTCCATGTTTGTGTAGTATCATTTGTGATTGGAGATTTCACATCAGTTAGTGCCTTTACTTGTGCTTCTGTCCATCCGGTGTTTAGTGTTGAACCCCCATAGTAAAATGGGTTTATTAAATTTGAGGAAGTTGATAGACTTAGAGTTGAGTTACCTAGAGCAGTATTTACCGAAGCAAAAACTTTATAATCTTCTGTTAATCCAGCTGTATTTGTTATTTCAACTGTTTCTGGGGCTGTGAAGGGCATAGTTACTGAGTTGAATCTTGCTCCATTTGCATGGATAGATGTATATCTTGAAGGATATGCCCATACCACATAGTTAGAAGCTCCCGCATTAATTGATCTTGAGGCTGTATAAGATGGAGATATTGTCCCTGTTAAGGCTTCCACTGCCGCTTCATCAAAACTTGATCCTGTTGTTGAGTTACCATAATATATGTAGTTATAGAAATACAAGGCTCCAGCATAGTCTATATCTGAGTCTGTCCCATCATCTGAATCTAATCTAAATCTAATGTATTGATCTACTGTAGGGTAATCAACTGCATCTGTATTATCTCCCGAAGTATATGCTGGCCCATCCATCACCCCCATAGTTGCATAGGCTCCCCCATTAATAGATTTCTTAATATCTGAGGTTGTGGGTGGCCCATTATCATAGGTGGCAGAATATGTTATTGCTCCTGCTGCTTTCCATTCCCCCGTACCACATAAGATTCCACTAGATAAACCATCATCAAATCCGGTGCAAGAGAAAGTGTAGGTTGTACCCTCTGGAGCCGATGTCCAATTAGTACCATTAAATATTAGATGATCATTCTTAGAAGCTGAGTTAGTTACATCTGAATGACTTGCTAGTGTGTGAGACTCTGCGTGATGTTGATCACTTGTCACATTGGTTAGATCATCATGATCTGTAGAAAAAGCTGATATAGCATCATCAACATATTCTTTATTAACAATGTCTTTTTTATTTGCTGGGTTATGTTCTATTGTCCCTTGTCTTAGTGCTGTTGATTGGACAATATTATAATCATCCATATTATCAAAATTACCAGCACCATCTGGCCTTGAGAAATGTTTGCTCCTATTAGAAGGTGTGAACATGGTTTTTCTAATCTTAACCATTATGAAGAAGTAATTGTTTCAAGACCTGTTTCAGTGACTACAAATGCAGCACCCCCAGAGATAAATAAGGCTCCAGATAATAAAGGGCAATTTGTTCTCTTAATAGGCAATATCAACTCACTAGGAGCAATTGGATCACCGACTATTTCGGTCATGGTTACTTACCCCCTTTTTTCTTTGTAGAAATAGGCTCAACTTTTGGAGCTTCTTGCTCTTTATGTTCTAAATAATAATTTACATCACACATTTTCCCTGGATCTTTGGCAATTCCATCTGGCAAAACTCCCTCTTTATTCCTCTGGCTATACCATTTCTTACCTCTCCTCATCTTTCCTTCATGTGACATTTTATGCTTGTGTATTAGTTATTATGTGGATAGCCTCTGGATTTGTCACCATTGTGATTCCGACTTCCCACGCTCTAATTGTGTATTTAATTCCTTGATCTTCAATAACAGCAACTTTTAATGGACTTGCACTTTTCCATGTTACAGCTTCTTGGCCTTTAATTATACATGCTTCATCTGTATCTACTGCATTACTAACAATTATCTTAAGCCCACACACTTGACCTACTACCCCATTACTAACAACATCTGCTGTTTTAAAGCTAGGATTATTAATTACCTTGCTATTCATCATAAGGTGTGCATAATCTGTTGGACTTACTAATAAATATCCGTTAGCCATTACATCGTAGTTGTCTATTGCACAATACTCTATTCCTGTAAGGATGTCACCTATTGGATCTCTATTTGCTAAAGTGGCACTATCCCATGTATCGCTAGCAGCTGCTGTGTTTACACTGGCATCAGCTGTGATTACATCATATATCCTGTAATCCACTGCATTTGCAATTGCCCTTCCTATTCTGAGAAGGGTTCTGGCTAATACATCTATGGAATCTGTTGCTGCATCTTCCCATGAGACTACTCCTTCTGCTGCATATTTCTCGTGCCTTGATGAAGTTTCTGTCCATGTAGGCTCCATATAGGGAAAACTTGCTAGCCTTGCTGTCCCTCTTATATCTGACCCTACTGCATGACCCGTCAATTCTGTAGCTGTTTCCTTGTAATAAGTTTCTTTCCATTTATTAGAACTCTGAACTAAACAAACTTGTTTAAGTTTGTATTCCATAAGAGCAAAACCATTAACTGCTCTTTGAATGTTTTCTCCTCTTATATCTAATTGTCCTGTTGAATCTGCCATTTTATTCTTTTTCTAATTCTTCCTCGGGAATTTCTTCCTTTTTTGTTTCTTCTTCTTCTTCCATTAGTAACCCCTAAGTTTTACTAAAATATACTCCGCTGTTCCACCCGCTGCACTTTCTAAAGCAATTCCA